ATATCATGCGGATATGGCACGTTACATGGGCTACGGCAAATCCTTTCAGGACTTCAAGATCAATGTCCACATCTCCGGTAAACAAGGTCCAGAAGGTATCCGCCGTGCGTACCAACGACTATCACCAGAAGCAAGAAACTGTATTACTATCGAAAACGAAGAAAACGCCTGGGGGTTAGATGACTGCCTTACTATTAGCGATATCATTCCTATTGTGCTTGACGTTCACCATCATTGGATACGTTCAGGCGAATACATCGATCCAAACGATGATCGTGTTATGCGTGTGCTGGACAGTTGGCGCGGTCTTCGCCCTACTTGTCATTATTCAATATCTCGTGAAGATGTTCTCGTGGGTCATGACACTAGTGTAATGCCCAATCATGCTCTGCTACTTGAACAAGGTTACAAGAAGCAAAAGATGCGAGCACATTCTGACTTCTATTGGAACCGTGCAGTTAACCAATGGGCACTAAGTTTCTGGGATAACTTTGATATTATGTGTGAGAGCAAAGGCAAGAATCTTGCCAGTTTCGAATTATATAATCAATCTAAGAACTAGCGTATAGCGATTGCCAATTCGTACACGATTTACATAGTGTATATAATCTATGTCGGCTGGCGCTAGTACATACGTTCCGACTGTAGGTGCAAAAGTACAACCTTGATTTGGATAGACTAGTTCACCGCCAACAAAATCTTTATTCAAAAATACAATAGCAGAGTGTGTCCACGGTTTAATACGTTTTACTTCTCCGTTGTCCATTATAGCATTATCAGCATGTGGATGATTGAAAGCACCTGCTGGGTAGCATAGGAATGTTGCTATATCTAAATTGTCTTTAGTAAGAGATAGTCGATTTAAGATAGCATCGACTGTAGGATGATCGTTACAGTTTGCTTTTTTGACCCCGTCCTTTGAATCAACATCAGCAAAATATACCATATTTTTTTCGCTAACTTGCGGAAGTATATTGTCAATTAAAGATTTTATTTCTTCAGCAGTTGCTATATTCGGTATTACAGTTATTCCGGCCATGTGTCTAAAGGACCTGTACTTTGTATAAAAAAGTATTGTGTTAGCCTACGAGGCATATTTTTATTTTGTCTAGCACCGTGTAATGTACCAGCGGGCCAAGTAACTAATCTATTGAACTTATTTTTAACTAATTCTGTAGTTATAAAATTACTATGGTATTCGTCATGTATCTTTTCAAACTCTGCTTGACTAATCCTGCCCATTTGTAAATCTTCCATTGGGTTGGTATAGTCGTTAATCGTACGATCTATCAGTTCCTGTCTGGACCAATTTAGTTCCGGCTTTACTCGACATATTTCTAAATCGCAATCTGGATCTGGATCTGGCGTGAGGAATACTTGACCGCATAGTACAAGTTTATAATCATCTGTAGTCATCCTACATGCATCTGGATTCTTACCATCAATATGCACCCAATTATGATTAAAGACCTCAATCGGTTTGTACTCATGTTGCATAAAAAATGTATTCATGAACAGAGTTCTTCCGTCCAATCCATGCATATTATAAATGGCTTTTCTAAATTTCCAAAAGTGTGCTAAGGACAACTCTTGTAGTCCTACACTTCTCTTACCGCTACCGCAACCAGTTATTGGATAATCATTCTCTAGTAGATCAAGGATCTCATTTGGATCCTCATAAAAATCATCTACTATTTGAATATTGCTCATTCACTTTTTGGTTTACGTGGAGCACGTGGCTTTTTGGCAGCTGGTTTTTTCTTAGCTGGTGCAATACTTTCAACCATTGCGGCCGAAGCTGTTTCAGCTACTGGCGTTTCCACTTTGTAAGGCACTTCTGCTTGTACTTCTTCTTTTGGTTTAATTCCAAATAGTTTTTTGATATGATGTAACATAATAAAATCTCCGTTATGTACGTATTTATAGATATATAGTACTATGCAAAAAATACCGTTAGTAACTATAACTTGCGCTAGGGACCTTTACTTATTAGAATTACAAGCCCAAAGTATATATCTACATTTGACAGCACCGCACGATGTATATATTGTAGTTAACGAATCCAATACAACTGCTTGGTTTGAATATTTTGACCAAAATATAAGGCACTATTATGCCCAACATAATTTAACTATAATTTGCAGGGACGAGTTTGATGTGCAGTGGTCAATGTGGGTAAATGGCAGAGTTAATAACTGGAGCAGTGGTTGGGTTACACAGCAAATATTAAAGTTAATAGTTGCTAATAAAATACCTCAACATGCTTATTTAATGTTGGATAGCCAGAATTTTTTAATTAAAAAATTTGATACTATCTTAGAAGACAAAGTCCCATACCGATCAGGAATATTTTCAATGCCTAAAACTACATGGGACGGGTATGCAAAATTGTTTGGTATTACAAGTTTAGAACCTAATGATGATTTTATGTCAATATGCACACCAATATATTTAAACACCAGTATAGTTAGTAGTCTAATTGAATCGTTCTTAGGGCCGAGAGAATTTGCTAAATGGTTTAATTCTATACCTGGTAAGAGCGAGTTTATACTCTACTACTTGTGGGCGCAGACTAAAGGGTTATTTGATACATGCCATCACAAAACCGAAGACTGGGCAGGTCCGTATTTGAGAGATTCTGCTACATTTGATAGTGATTTTGAAGAATTTATCAACTTTGTTGGCGTACACGAACCGCATAAATGGGTCAGCATAAATCACAGAAGTTGGGGAGATATGTCTGATAAGCAGTACAAAAATACTATAGATAAATTAGCTGAATATAACTTAGCACCTAATTTTACAGAATACAGAAAACACTATTTAGAGAGGTACCGTTAATGCTAACTCCAGCAGATCCATGGCGCCCGATAATTTATAAAGATAACTTTGACTGTTTAGACAACAATAGTATTATTGATAAAATAAATCCTATCCTAGACCAGTGTGTGTCATCTAATGCGTATCTTGAAAAAGACGGCGGTGTAAGTAGTGTACAACATTCAAAAACAAATAATGACCTTGGACCAATTGCTTGGGATGAATTTGCCAGTTTAAGAGACTGGATGAGTCCTAGAATTAAACAAGCCGTTTCTAACTGGGGGCTTCCTGATATAAACTATATCATAGATGTTAGCTGGATTAATAGACATGGACCAGGTGCATGGACCGATGAACATGTACATAGGTCTACTGCATTTGTAGCTACCTATTACTTAAAAGCGCCCGAGCATAGCGGGCATTTACTGGTACGTAATCCTTTAGAGTACCACTGGAACTACTACCCAGAAGGTGATGATTTATCAAAAGAAATATGGAAGCCTGTAGAGATAACCACTGGAGACTTTGTGTTATTTCCAGGATGGCTGTATCATAAGTCGGATATTAACAGATCCGTGGATACAAGATATGTGTTGAGTATTAACTTTATTGTTGCGCCAAGATACCGATAAATATTGATATGTACAATTTCATCAAACATATAACTCTTAATGAAGGGCATATACCTAAAACTATAGAACAGGTGCCTTTACCATATAAACGCGATGACTTAGAACCCAGTATTAGCGAAGATACAGTAGATTATCACTATGGCAAGTTGTACAAAGGCTATGTGGATCGCTATAACAAAGGCGAAGGTGACCAAGATTTTAATGAAGCTGGTGCATTTTTACACGACATTTTGTTTAGACAATATCAAAAACCTATAAGTTCTAACAACCCAGAACACATAGCTGAAAACTTTATCAACAAACACTTCCAAACATTCGATAATTTTAAAGATAAGTTTGAAAAAGAGGCTATGGCAATACAAGGTAGTGGATGGGTATATCTAGCCCGAGATGGCAGTATTAAGACTATTAAAAACCACCAGATACGCATGGATATTATCTTGCTAATTGACTGGTGGGAGCATGCTTGGGCATTAGATTACCAAGCAGATAAGAAAGGCTATCTACGTAATCAATGGAAAATTATCAACTGGAATTTAATTGGTTCTAGAGTTGGTCGAGTGTCTTAAGACTACTAGCTGGTATACTCCAAACTTTACGACTTTCTACACCCTTGCTTTGTGCAAATTTTTTAACATCGCACTCGGAGCATACATGATAATAGTTGTCATTTAAACGCTTAGGATCCATAGAGCCCTTATCCCTATGAAATAGATTCTGACAACTATCGCATCTAAAGATCACTACACGCTTTTTACGGCTATACGTATGAGTCATACCACACGCACTGGTGCGTACATAGTAGTTTTGTCTAAGTTCTGTTCCTAAATACATAACTGTATTTACATTAAGGTTATAAAATCCTTTGATAAATATCATATCGAGGGCTATTAAATGATCACAATCACCGAATCTGCAAAAGCAAAAATCAAAGATTTACTGCTTGAAGAAAACAATCCAAAACTAGCATTACGTACATTTGTACAAGGCGGAGGATGCAGTGGATTTAGCTATGGATTCACGTTTGATGAAGAAACTAACGAAGACGATTTTGAAATTCCAGTTGATACTTTTAAAGTTCTAGTGGACAGCATGAGCATGCAATATCTTACAGGTGCCGATATAGACTATAAAGAAGATCTTACAGGTAGCCAATTTGTAATAAAGAACCCTAACGCACAAACAACCTGCGGCTGTGGCAGCAGTTTTGGAGTATAATAAATGACACTACAAGTTATCAACGTAGGTATCCAAGGCAACGACGGTACCGGCGATAGTATTCGCCAAAGTTTTATCAAAATTAATCAAAATTTTGCTGAACTGTATTCAGTATTTGGGCTAGGCGGAACACTAACTTTAAACACTTTAACTGACGGAACTACATATACCGCTGACCAATTAATCGTAGGTAGTCATGGTAGCGGTGCAACACTAAGTGCCAGATCGCTGACTAGTAACGATTCGTCTGTAACGATTACTCATACTGCTAGCGGTATAAATCTTAGTACACAGGCGGCCGCATTGCAGTCAGATACTCACCCAACATTGGGTTACGAGATGAATGCCAATTCGAATCTTATTGGTAACATTCCCGATCCAACTAGTGCTAACATTAATCGTTTCAATACTATTACGTTTCCTGCTAAACCAACATCAATTAATCAAACAGCAGTAACAGTTAACTATGGTGTAAAAAACTTTATTTCAGCTGTAGCCAGTAACATTACTACTCCAAGTCCTAGTGATTATTACACACCAACTACTGCTGGTACATATACAGTTAGTGCCGCAATTAAGAGTCGTGCCCAACCATCTAGTCCGCAAACTACAGATCCAGATTATGTTTCTACTTACACTAGTAACTACCTGCCAACTGAGATAATGCAACGTAAGGACGTTGTATATCGCGGCGGCGATACAATGACCGGTACATTAAATCTTAACGACCACCCAACTCCGTTATCCGGTTATGGCACTCCTAATTCTAGCAGTGACTTACAGGCGGCTACTAAGTTTTATGTTGATGCAAACACAAGTTATAGTAACGTAAACTTATTCGTATCTACAAACGGTGACGATACCCAAAGTAAAGTACCTCCAGGTCGTAATGGTCGTAGCTGGGCCTATGCATATCGAAGCGTAGGTGCGGCAGCCTTACAGGCACAAAACTTAACTAGTTTGTCACAAGTCGAGGCCGGTCCATATAGACAGACTATTTACTATACACAAAATAATATAACCACTCCTAGTTCAATTACTAATATTGCTCAAACTGGGGGTAATAATAGTGTGCAGGCTTATGTCGATGCACAATTTTTATTACAAAGAGACAAAACATTTATTCAAGCAGAAACAGTAGCGTACATTAATAAAAAATATGTAACTCCGTTTGTTCCAAATAGTAGTGTAGTAGTTGTTAATGCGTCAGGCACGGCTGGCCAATATACTATTAACGTATCATCTTTTTCTAATATTGCTGTTGGACAATTTGTAACTGGCACATTCATTGGGTCAAATGCCTATGTAACTGCTATTCTGAACACTACTGTCACACTGAGTGTTGCCAACACTGCTACATCTACTGGCAGTAATGTAACATTTAATTTGTCTATTAATAATTTAATTAAAACTTATATCCAAGGAATTGGATACGATATTGTTTTAGGAACTAATTTTAATACTGTAACATTCTTATCTAATTTGTTTAACAACAATTCAGGTAACATTTCACTGGTAGCAAATCAATTACCTCAATTTGCAGATGCTATTCAAAATCTTACACCTGCACAGATAACATCTTATTCATATAATACTACATTGGTTACTAATTACATGAACCAATTGTATAATGCAATTAGAGATGATATATCATTAGGAACTAACCATTTAAGTATATTTGCGGCTCTTAATTTTGGTCATTATAACACAGGATTAAGCACAGCTGAAATCGTGTATGCTGTCAATCAGTTGAATACTAGATTATTAAACACTACAATTGGTTCAGGAAATTCTGTTTCAAGTTTAAATTCTGTAACACCGGTATTAGCATCTAATATTGCCACCGTGTTGAGTATATTGCAAGGCGGTACTGCACCGGTACCAACATACCCTAGCATAATTTCACCTCTTACATCGACTGCACAAAAGAGTGCTAGAGATCTATTACTAAACAACATTACATTTATTCAAGCAGAAATTATTGGATACTTAACTACAAATTTCCCAGGATTAACTTACAGTCAAACTACTTGTAAGAGAGACATGGGCTACATTGTAGAAAGTTTAATTTATGATGTTATGTACAGCGGTAATAGTCAAAGTGTTTATGCGGCATTACAATACTGGGGATTTGGCTACGCCGATGTATTCCAAGAAGCTAGTACAGAAAAAACAGCTACAATAAATGCTGTGAATTATTTAAAAACACTTGTACAAAATATTATTATTAATACACAATTAGGTTCTACTGGTTCGAACACTGTATTGTATCAAACTGCTATTACACAATATATCAATAGATCGTACAGCGGTATTACTTCAGGTGATACATTATCTCTATCAATTATTTCTAATATTTCATTAATACAAAGTGCGGTAAGTACTACATCTGAACCTACTGTTACAAATAATAAAACTACTATTACAATCTCAGGAACAGCTACTACAATATCTTATCCTGATTTTACAGGAGTAAGTGGACAGCAATTATCATTTAGATCTAATATTGCAACAGCAAATAGTACTACAGCATACTCTAGCTATACAACAACTGTTGATTTAGTAAGTCCTAATTTTAGTGTTATTAATAATACCGATTTTGCTAACTCGTTATCTACATTAACAACTACAGCAACACAAATTTTAACTTACGGTGTTAATAACTCTACATATCCAAGACCAGTACCAACTATACCAAATAGTATAGCTGGCGCACTTACTGGATATACCGCTGCCGCGCAACTATTACTGTCTAACGCTAAGTTCCTTGCAGAAGATTGTTACTACAGTTATGTCTATCAATACGGTGCGCCAACTGGTTTCACCAGCACCTTAATGCAAAATTATATCAAGTCTATAGTGGAAGCTATCGCTTACGATATAAGTTATACTACAAATGGTAACAAGGCCAATGTAGCCAGTGTGGCCGCGGCTTACCAAATTTACAGTTTGATCACCACTACCGACGAAAGAACTCGTGTAGCTGATCGCATACAAAACAGATTATCTGCAAATTTAACTTCGGTAGTTACTAATACAGGCATTGCAGGTGTAACAGGATACACTTATACCAATAGTCAAGTAACCGGGTCAAGTGGGGCAGCCGCCAGTACTGATATTAATAATCGAGTTACTGATATCCTTAACATTGCAAAAATTATTAGTAACACTGCCGCGGTATATCCAGTAACGTCAGTATACAGCACTAGCTCAGTATACGGAGGATTCCAAGTACTTCAAGCTAACAGTACAGTTATGGCTAACACTATCATAGCTAACTTAACGGCTAAGTATACCGGATTTACATACGTACAATCTACTTGCTATAGAGATATTGGTTATATTGTAGATGCATGTACTATTGACCTTGTAACTGGTGGTAACTATCAAAGTATCAATGCTGGTAGATCATATTACAAAAATGCCAGTGCTCAGGTTATTGCAATTGGTACTCAGTATACTCAAACAGTTGACGGCATACAATATGCACAGGCACTAATTGTACAAGTTCTTAATCAAACACAAGCAATACGTTTTCAAACCGCAGTTGCACAAGGTACCTACGACGGCACTAGAAATGCTACTAATGCTGTAACTACATTAAACTATAACTATACAAACTATATTTTAGGTATTATTAAAAACGGATATGCTAGTATTGCAAACAGCGTAGTGACTTATGGAACTGGTCTGTGGACTATACAATTCAGCAACGGTGGAAAAGGATTCGTTGATCAAGGTGTACCAACTGATGTACATATTATTCCGGGTAAGATCTTAATTGATAATGTCACTGGAGCACAGGGTGTTATTATTTCTTATGCTCAAGGAACTACATTAACATATGATACGATTGTATTGAAACTAACACAGCCTGGTTTCTTTCAAACAGGCAGCACATTAGATTATGCTGAAACTGTACCAAATCAACAAATTACAATTAATGTAGAAAGCGGTATCTACTATGAAGATTACCCAATCAAACTGCCTATTAACACAACTGTTAAAGGTGATGATTTTAGACGAGTACTAATCAGACCTATTGACCGTGTCAGTCAAAGCCCTTGGGTTAAAACTTTCTTCTGGAGGGATGCATTTACCGACGGACTACAAACTGGTCAGGTTAACACCCCAAGTCTAGGCAGAGGCGGTCTTGATTATGCTACTTCAAGTAGTATTACTATTAGTGCCGCAGTTGGTACAATATCAGTTACATTAACTACCGGTAATGCATTGCCATCATGGATTGGTCTAGTACTGATGGATGCTACTACAGATACTGGAACTTGCGGCAAGGCAGTAATCAATTCCGTAAGCGGTAATGTAATGTATTGTACTGTTGTATATCCGTTTGCCGCTAATAAAGTGAATACACCAATTGCATCTGGATCATGGCATCTATATAGTGGTTTGAATTTAGGACGCTTCTATCTATCAGATCCACAAAATCCATATTCTACACCATTGAACAATAAGTTAATCGACGTGTTCATGGTAAACGATGCAACACGTTTGAAATTAATATCCATGCAAGGCCACGGCGGGTTTGGTATGGTGTTGGATCCAGAAGGACAAATTAAAACTAAATCACCGTATGCACAAGAGTGCGGTAGCTTTAGTGGCAGTATTAATAAACAAAGATTTGCTGGAGGCCAATTTATCGATGGTTTCTCTGGAAGAATTTTAGCTAATGTAACAGCTATTGGAGCTTCTACTAGTGGTATTTCTGGAACGAGTCTTACTGTTGTAGGAACACAGAATACAGGTCTAGATGTAAGACCACCACAAGTACCATGTAGCTTCTTTATACAAGGTGCTCGATATCAAGTTAACGATGTAACAGCGTGGACAGCTAATTCAGTAGTAGCTACGACAACATGGGCTAGTGGAGGTACTAGTAACGGCACTACATTTGTTGTAGCAAGTGCTGCCGGTATTGCCGCGGGACAATTAGTAACTGGTACTGGTGTTCAAGCATTTACTTATGTGAGCCCTAGTTACACTTCAGGAAGTACCACAGTTACATTGACATCGGCATTGATTGCACAGGCAGGTGGAACATATACCTTTGGTATTCCGCAAGCAACTATTACATTAGATAATAGTACTCCATTTAGTCCAAGTCTTGCATTTGGTGGTTCGTACACTGCTCTAAATACAACCGTCGGCACTGTTATCGATGCTGTAAGTTACGATATGGTATTTGGTGGTAACTATCAAAGTGTCAAGGCCGCATTAGTTGCACTACTACAACAACCTAGCGGTTTACAACTAGCATTGTTAACACAGGCAATTAGTTATGTTGGTACATACATTGGAACGTTGGGTATTACAAATTCAACATCTATTGTTCCAAACCTTAATACTATAAACACAATAGTCAATTCGTCTGCGTCAAGTGCGCCGGTAATATCATATCCTACACCGGTTAGTGCTAATACTGCTCGAATTAATGCAAAGAATCTTATCCAACTAAACAAAGCATTTATCCAACAGGAAATAACAGCGTGGATTGCAACACAATACACTATTTCTAATTACGCTGACTACAGTGCGGCTAAGAGTCAACGAGATTTAGGATATATTTTAGATGCAATAACATACGATTTGTTGTATACAAACGGAGGAACTGCTCCGGCTAATAGCAACAGTATGACTTACGACCTAGCACAAACATTTTATAGTAATGCAGGACAAGTTTTAGGAAGTACAAAAACACTTTGTGCAGATTCTTATAACAGATTATATACAGTATTAGGCTATGTATTAGCTGGAACTACAACCGCAAGCGGATATCCAAGCATTGGTAATAACCAGATACAACAAACTAATAGTGGAAGTTATGCTTCGTCAGAAGTAGCTAACGCACAATCGTTAGCGTATATGATTCGCGATTATATTAACAATGGTAGCTTTGGTAGTTATACTAGAAATAGTCCTACAATATCTGCACAAACCCCGTCAAGTGTTGTTACTGATTTTAACAATATAGCCAATAACAGATCAACTGCTATTTCTACTATACAGACGTATACAACAAACGGCGGCAACTTACCGGTCTATTTTGAAACTGCGGGTAATCGTAGTATGTTGGCTAACGACTTTACACAGGTCAACGACTTAGGCTATGGCATTGTAGCGGCCAATAACGGTTTAACAGAACAAGTTTCAACATTTACCTACTACAATTATACTGCTTATTGGAGTTTAAACGGCGGACAAATTCGAAGCGTAGGCGGATCAAACTCTAACGGTATCTACGGTTTACGTGCTACTGGTGCTGATACCACTGCTATTCCAAACGTAGTTACACTAGTCAACGACATGGTGCAAACTGCTAGGGTCTACAAAGAAGCAAGTACCGCAAGTTCAATGACTCCTACTGCAACTACACCTGCATTGGTGATTTCCATCTATGGATGGTCTTACAAACCATTTGCAAATTCAGAAGTAGAAATTGATCATACACAACAAGGCGGTGGCGTAGCAAGATACTCTATTGGTAGTATACAACATACTGGAATACAGGTAACGTATAACGGTGCTAACCAAGATGTATTAAATTTGAATATTAGTACGGGTGGCGGAAGTTCAAGTACTACTGCTGGTGGATTACAATATCCCTTATACGATGGACAGATTATAACCATACGTGTGTTGCAAAGTATGAAATTGTCAAACGTTGCAACTGTTAAACCTACCAGACCAAGTACCAGTTTCCAATTTACAAGTAACTTATCGACCATTTATAGAATACTTTCTTATGGATTAGTTGAATCAACTGGCGAGACTCTTGTTGCACAAACACAAGCGGCACAGGGGTTTGTTACAGCGGCCAGTACCAGTAGTGCAGTTATACAATTATCTATGGCAGCTGGATCTAACGCTAGTGCCGTTGCTGTTGGTCAACTAGTTACAGGTGCAGGCCTTAACGGAACATTTAACGTTTATGCTGTTAGTGTTATTAGTGCAGGTATTTCAACAACATCAACTGCTGGTTCTAGCGGTGCTAACAGTTTTACTGTAGCAAGTGCTGCCAGTATTGTTCCTGGTATGTTAATACAAGGTCAAGGCATACCGTATAGTACTACATCAAACACTTATACTTTTGTAGGAACAAGTTATGTACTAAACAGTACCACAATACCATTAGTAACAATAACCGGAACTCCTGTTACTTTAACTACTAACGCTAGTGGAACTTACACGTTTGGCGGTGTTGTTGCAATAACAATGAACGGCCCTCCAAGTACATATACTGCTGGATTACTAACATATACATTATATAATATAAATCAATCTACAGCTATTATCCAAACAGATAGTTCATTTAACTATTACCAAGTAGCTTCCGATATCACATCTATTGGTATAGCAGATCCAACCGCATATCCAACAGGGTATGCATACGGTACTGTAGTATCATGGACTCCAGGTACAAGTTCATTAGTTATATCAAGTGTTTCAGGAACACCTGTTGCTGGTATGGCCATTGGCGGTATAGGATTTAGTGGACAAACTGTATCTACTTGGACATCCGGCACTGGTACCATAGTTGTGTCTGGCACACCAAGTACTGTGATTCCTCCGCAAATTGGATCTAAAGTATGGTTCTCTACTCAGACGCTTGGCTTTAGAGTAGGCGATAGTAAAATTGCTGTTGGTGCTGTTACCAATACTGCCACTGCGGCGCAATTAAATCTTGGATACTATATCACTAGTTTAAATGGACGTATACATAGAATCATCAGTTATACTGCTCCAAATACAAATTCTGTAGCAACGTATGTTGACGGAGGTACTGGAGGTAGTACAACAATTAGGGTAACAGGATTATCAGGTACAGTAACAAGTGGATTAATTGTTTATAGCACTGGTGGCTTTACTTCAGGTCAAACTACTACAGGTGCCGCAACTTATAATGCTAATACTGGATACTATAGTATTCCAGTTAGTGCATCAGCTAATGCCGGTACCCCTAGTGGAAGTATCTTTTTCTTAAATGGTGCATTAGGTGTTACAACAGCTTCATACATCACTACTGATCCAAATCCGGTAGTTAATAATGCCTCAACAGGCGTTGCACCGGCTGCATTGAGTCTTGCTTCTGCACAGTATAATGTAAACGGAACTGGCTATGAGTATGTAACATTTAACGTGCCTAATACACAGCTTTACTCATCTCCGTTAACTAGTGTATCAACTCCAGTATTGCCACCAGTAGATAGTTACCTAACAATTACAAATTCAAGTGCAACAGCGTTTAATGGTACATATCAAATAGTAGGTAATACCAATCAAACAACTATAACTGTTACAAGTACTACCAATTTACAAATAGGCATGTACATATCTGGGCCTGCCGGATCTATCGTTCCACCAAACTGTATGGTACAATCGATATCATCGGACGGTGTAACATTTGTAGTAAGTCCAGCTTGTTGGTTAACCGCAGGCACTATTACAGCCAACTTCTTAACAAGTGTTGCATCTGTTTCTATCGTCAGCGGTGGCGGCGGAGAATATTTAACTGCACCAACATTAACATTTAGCGGTGGAAGTCCAACTATTGCGGCACAGGCCACAGCAACAGTAGCTAACGGATATATTACCGCAGTAACAATAACTACTGGTGGAGCTGGTTATACTAATAGTCCGGCTGTAACATTGGCGGCAAGTTATGGTACTGCTACTTTCAGTGTTGTATTATCTGCAACTGCATCATATTCAGGAACACTAGTTTCTCAAGTACCAAGTACACAGGTTACTGTACAATATCCAAGTCAGATCGGGGCAGCCACAGGAACTGTTGCTACACTTGTATACTCAGGTAACATTATAACTATTAGCAGTATTAGCGGAACACTAACTCCAGGTAATCAAATTATCTTTACTACCGGTGTGAATGGTGTTGCATTGGGCAATTTAGTGTCTGGTGTTGCTTATTATATCTTAACTGTTGCTGGTAGTAATATTACAGTTAGTCAAACTCCGTGGGGAACTCCGTTTACTCCTGTAAACAGTAGCATTGGTACATTGAATGGTACTACTCCCTACATGACTTATGTTGCTACAGCATTTACATTTGGTACACAATTAACAGTCAGCGGAACACCTAGTGTTGGTAGTGTTAATGGTAACGGTACATATCCAGTAACATTTACCTTAACTGGTAGTGCAAGTATAGTCAATGGTTCTTACTATCGCGTTTATAACAATAACAATGGGTTATATAACGGTACATTTATCTGTACATCATCCACTGGCTCTAGTTCAACAATAGTATTGACATATCCAAGTAATCCTGGAACATGGAGTACTGGAACAACCAGTTACATTACTGTTGAAGCAACTACAAGTACAAGTAGTGCATTAGGTATAAGTAAGCCACTAAGTTTATCAACCACATACAGCTTTAGAATTGCCTATGCTGCCGGTAATACTGCACAAATTATTACTAATATTAGTACATGTCGAGCAACAGGTCATGACTTCTTGTTGGTAGGTACTGGTGGATACAACACTAGTAACTATCCAAATACAATTTACGGTCCGCCAGCTATTGCGGCTGTACAGGCTAACCAGGTATACGAAGAAACTACAGGCCGTGTGTTCTATGTAACTACAGACGAAAATGGTATTTTCAATGTAGGTAAATTCTTTAGAGTTGACCAAGGCACTGGTACTGTTACATTTAGTGCAAGTATTGCATTGAGCAACTTGTCTGGCTTAGGATTTAAGACTGGTGTAACCATTAACCAGTTTAGTGCTGACTCTTCTATGTCAGACAACTTGCCAACTATTGTTCCTGTACAAAGTGCAATTATAAGTTATATCGATAGCAGACTTGGTATAACAAAATCAGGAGGACCAGTAGCTCCTAACAATGTAATTGGTCCGGGAGTTATGGCACTTAATGGTGTTACACCGATGGCTAAAAATCTTAACATGAATAATAATCGTGTTATTGGTTTGAGTGCGCCTGTTAGTGGTAGCGATTCCGCAACCAAACTGTACGTGGACGGCACTGCTTATCTTTCTCAAGATAAAGATGTAAATTTCAGTATAACTGGTATAGCCAGCATAGTCAGCAGTACTGGCAACTTGATAACTCTCAGCACTGTTAGTGGCATATATGTGGGCAACACCATTGTGTTCAACATTGTTAATCCCAATCCAGCACTGGGCAATCTCATTGACAGTCAAATATACTATGTGTTAAGTGTGCAGTATGGCAGTAACACCATAACTGTTAGTGCAAGTGCAGGCGGTTCAGTATTCAATCCAGGAACTGCTACCGGCACCATGCAGTTTACAGCCAATACGGTGCAAGCAGGCAACATATTGATTTATGACACCACAACTGGTACAGCAACAAGTACCACTGTGAATACCAACGTGATAACACTCACTGCCAGCGCCAACAGCACATATTCTACACTGGAAGTAGCCGATACTATAACATTTACTGGCACTGGATTTGGCGGTTTATCAGCTGGCACCTATTACATAACCAGTGTGCTGGGCAATCAAATCACAGTAAGCACGTTGTTGGATGGTCCAGTGCTGAGTGTGACCAATGCCAGTGGCACACTAAATTGGACCAGTAGCAGATGGAGAAACATTACTGTACCAAAAGGCTATAACAGTATTGCCATAACTGGTGCGAGTACAACTGCAAACGTTGCTACACTAACATTTACTAGTCAAAATACTATACCGTTCCCTGTTGGTAGTACCATTACTATTACTGGAACTAATCCTGTAACATATTCTGGCATCTTTACTGTTACTGCGGCAACTACTGGTAGTGTTAGCGTTGCTAATACTAGTAGTTCAGGTTCACTAAGTAATAATAATTTTAGTAATTTTGGTTACATTATAGGTAATACAGTTAACATCAATTATAACGGTGGACTAGGTAGTACACTAACTTCTAGTATAGGTAGCAATGTTATAGTAGACAGCATGATTGGTACTACGGCAAATTTACAACAAAGCAAGCTGTTGTTAAATGTGCCTGGTGCAACTTATACAACTACTGTAGAAGGAACTGTAACTACCATCAGTAACACAACTGTTACAGTCAGTGCTCCATCAGGTAATGCCGCTCAAATACAAGCAGCCAATGGATTAAGTAGTTTTGATGCTAACATCTTTACACAGAATAATGGTTGGGTAAGTTTAGTTGATGCAGGTACTAGTGTACTAGCAGGAACTGTAACGGCAACTGGTATTCCGTTAACTAAGATTGCAAAAATTGCCGCTGGTAATGTGCTAGCTAACAGTACTGGTATTGGTGGTAATAGCGCGGCAATTAGTCCGATTGCAGTATCATTTAATACTGTGGTAAAAAATGGTAACGGTGTTACAAACGATTCATTTACTACATCAGGTGTGATGGTTACACTCGGTAATGCCGACGCTACTATTAATGGACAAACAGTTGTAGGCAATGGTAATACGTATGGTGTTAAGGCCTTGAGCACAACACACGGTAATAATACTGTACCAATCAGTGACGGTAACGGCGTTGTAGATGTTACATCATTATTGATTAACGGCAATACTGCTATCACAGCTACGGGTACAACAAGCATGAACTTCTATGCTCCGTTTGGTAGCGGTGGAAGTGGTTCAGCAACTGGTGGTTCTGGATCTACTTACAAGTTTATGACTGTTACTGGAACAACTGCTACAACTGGTACTACTACACTAAGCAGTTATGTTGATATGAGCAGTGGTACTACATTTGTCAATCAAATTGTAGCAGGCGATACAACACACGTGGCTAATACCACTGGAACTGCAACCTTTAGAGGACAGTTTAGTTTAGTAAGCGGATCGACTATGATTGCTACTTACTCAGCTGACTTGGCTGAATACTACGAAGGCGATGCTGAATATGAAGTTGGTACTGTTGTTGTATTTGGTGGCGATAAAGAAATTACCACAACTACACAAATTAACGATACTCGTGTTGCTGGTGTTGTAGGTCATCAAGATAAAGCGGCTTATATTATGTACAGCGATTGTCCAGGATTGAAGAATCTGGTAGCACTTGCAGGTCGCGTACCATGTAAGGTAGTAGGTCGTGTTAAGAAAGGCGACATGTTGACTACTGCGGCTACACCTGGATATGCTGTCAAAGCATTGACACCAACATTAGGTGCTATCATTGGTAAAGCATTAGAAGATAAAGATTATGGCGAAGCAGGCATAATTGAAGTTGCTGTAGGGAGAAATTAATGGCACAACTAACTATAAACGTAGGAACTACCGCCAATGACAAAACTGGCGATACATTACGTGCGGCATTTGTTAAAGCAAATTCAAACTTTACTGAACTATACACAGCACTAGGTACAGTTCCTAACGGTACCAAAGCTTCAACTGCTACTGGTACAGCTGGGCAAATTAGCTATGATTCTACCTACCTGTATATTTGCATAGCAACAAACACATGGCGTCGTGTAGCGTTAGGTAGCACTTATTAAAATACGGTAAATATATAAAAGAGAGCGCAAAATATGTCATTACAAACAATTAATTTAGGAACCTACGCAAACGACGGTACAGGAGATGACCTTCGTACCGCGTTTACTAAAGTAAACAGCAATTTTGCGGCTTTAACACTGACTTCTGGAATTTCAAGTGCTGCCAACATAGGTGCAGGTGTAGGTATATGGGCAGATAAAAATTTAACAAATTTAGAATTTAAAAGCCTAACTAGTACCGGCAATAGTGTTACAATCACAAGTACAGCTAACACAGTAAATTTAGAATCAGCTACAAAGGTTAGCAAAGATACTAGTCCTATTCTAGGCGGTAATTTAAATCTTAATAATTTTTATATCAGCGGCGGCGATACAAGAACCACTGTTTATGGTTACGATCAAAGAATCAGCGAAAATATGTTATCGTTACTGATGCGTAACAATACGTTCACAGTAGATTTAGGATCA